CTGGTACCGGAGGAACAATTGGAAATATTGCAACAGGATCTTTGTTGTTTCTTTCGCTCTCGAAAAACAATACTACCACTGCTTTGAATTATTATTCTCGTGTACGATTTACTGATAAATAAACTATCATCTCCAACATGTATAATCTCAAAAACACTTGCCAACATAATAAAATGTCGAGAGGATTTTCTTCTTTTTTTATTAGTACGTTTCAGGGGGGTGTAAAGGGCGATAGCCCACCCCCCTGAAGGAGGCACGACTAGTTAATAAAAATTGGGCAAAATCCGTTGGAACTTAACGATAATCGATACCTGCCGATAATACGTCACGAACAACGTCATCGTCTAAAAATAACTAACACACTTCTTAGAAAATATCTTGACGTCATGGTTGCCATGGAGATACGTCATAGTCTAAAAATAACAAACACAAGTACGTCATTTTCTCGGAATGAGAAAACACAAAACGTCATGACCAATGAAAAACGTCGCTCAGAGAAACAAAAGGTGTCGGTCCTAGTATTACCCGACACCTTTGAGCGCCACCTCTGAGCGATGACATGCAATCAACAAGAACTAATCCAATCCGAGGAAGAGGCTGGTGCTTCACTATCAATAATCCTGAATCAGGAGAGTTGGAGTCTATCGAATACGTTTACTATGAGACAGCAGCTAGGTATACTTGCTATCAACTCGAGAAGGGTGGAAACTGTGCTACACCGCATATCCAAGGATATATCTATTGGGATGTGCAGAAATCTTTCAAGTTTGTTAAGCAATGTTTCCCGAGAGCTCACCTTGAATTTGCGAAAGGAACTGGAGAAGAAAACAAGGCCTATTGTTCTAAAGATGAAGGTCGACTGGAAGGTCCTTGGGAACTTGGAGACATACCCGTACCTGGCAAAAGGACTGACTTACTCGAAATTCAAGAGAAACTTGATCAAGGCGTTACTCTCGAAACAATTGCAGTGGAACATTTCAGCTCCTTTGTTCGGTACAATCGAGGCTTCAGTTTCTATCAAATGCTCACTGCTCCAAAGCGGGATTGGACTATGGAGATTCTTGTTATTTGGGGAGAAAGTGGAGTGGGCAAGTCACGTTATTGCCACGACAACTACCCCGGAGGATATTGGAAGTCCAAGAATTCTGGAAAACAACAATTCTGGGATGGATACCAGGGTGAAGATACGGTTATCATTGACGAGTTTTATGGATGGTTACCTTGGGACTACCTCCTCCGTCTTACCGACCGTTACCCCTGGGATTTGGATAGTAAACATGGAACGCTCCGCTGTTCTGCAAAGACTATTATCTTCACATCCAATAGACACCCCAAAGATTGGTATGACTATGCCAAGTTACACGTACCAGAATGGGACGCAGTCCAGTCCAATGGAGTTCCAAAGAATCCTCTTCGAAGAAGGATCTCTCGAGTGATAGAGTTAACATTCCCATTGGATGACTTGGAAGAGAATCCTAGGCCAATCAAGAAAGAGAAGATTCAGCGAATAGCTGAAGAAGGTAACCTATGGGAATTGTATAAGGACATGTGACTACAACTATAAATAAAACTAGCTGTTTGTTGTTTTATTTTTAAACTGGATCCCTCAGTTGATACTTGTAAGTCATGCCTGGGATCAAAACAAAAAACTACAAAGACCGCAAATTGCTCGCAGCTGCAAAGGCTGTGTCAAGATCTAGAGCAACGGTTATGTCTGCTCGAGGAAGTTATATCCTCTCTCCACCAGCAACTAGAGGATTCTACGGAAGCTATACTCAGCGAGGAAGAGGAGAATTGAAAGTTATTGAAAATGCAGTGACAACTATCTCACCTGTGACATCAGCAGGATCAATTGTAGCTCTTAATCTTGTAGCACAAGGTTCAGACTTTGTTAATCGTATTGGTCGTCAAATTTGTTTGAAATCTTTAATCTTTCGTTGTGATACTGAGATCCTAGGCTCAGCTGCAGGATCTACAGGAGATATTGTTAGAGCTATGTTATTGTATGATACTCAATCTAACTCTTCTGGAACTGTACCAGCAGTGACAGATGTCTTGACAACGGCAGATGTCTACTCTGGAATTAATCTGAACAATCGTGACAGATTTAAAGTACTCTGGGATAAGAGATTTACTCAGTATGCATATATTGCAGCAGCTGGTAATCTTACTGTTGGATCACCTAAAGCACTCTGGAAAGAGTGTTATAAGAAATTGAGTCATGATACGATCTTCTCTGGTACCGGAGGAACAATTGGAAATATTGCAACAGGATCTTTGTTGTTTCTTTCGCTCTCGAAAAACAATACTACCACTGCTTTGAATTATTATTCTCGTGTACGATTTACTGATAAATA